GTGTCGCCAGCACCAGTATACACCACAGGAATGCCGCCGGCTCGGACTGAGCCAGATCCGCCGGCTGTGACAGCACTGCAATGAATAGGGGGGCACCCTCGTTGACCACAACAAGGATGAGCACTTACAGAATTGCCATCAACGATTACAGGACGATTGTTGACTCGCACTGAACCAACACCACCACCGGCTACGCCTCCTGCGCCGTCTGCATCACCTACTCGTTGTACTGCTGGCATGTTATCCTACTAAGATTCGTTTTTCTGGTACTTTGATACCTGTAGTTGCTTCGATGTATTTCATACAAACTGATTCATCTGTCAATGCAGAGATAGCAACACAATTCATATTTAGCCGGGGATTTTTGTCAGGATCTGCGGTAAACATACTCGGTACAAGTCCCATGCCTTGTGGTCCAGGTGCCACACTTACAGGGTCTTGTAGCATGGCAAATCCTTCGCCAGTGTCCACAACTTTGGCAATCATTTCTTCGCCAGAGTTCAGTTTGAATGTGTAAACTTTTCCAATTTCCATTATCGGCTTTCTGTTAATTTTGTTCTGAGTTCAGTGAACCCACCTACCAGTTCTTCATCCAAGAAGATCTGTGGTACTGAGCGAGCATTTGGTACTGCTTCTAGCAGTTGTTCTCGTGTCCAGTCATGCTGGATATTGCGTTCTTCAAATTCAATGTTGCGTGATTTGAGCAAGGCCTTGGCTTGGTCGCAGTAAGGACATTGGTCCTTCGACCATACAATTGCTTTCATTTTATTTTCCTTCTTTTGATTTATCGTACGTCTTGGCAAAGATGTCTGTTTTGACCACACCATAGTCACCGGGACCGTGTCGAACAATGTAGTCATTACCTCTAGTGTATTCTAAGTTGCCCCAACTTGCTCGAACAACACCATCATGATCAGCAAGTTTTGCTATTTTCATGATCTTCTTGGGCGTAGCAGTGCCATCACCGTTGTCATCGTAGTAGGCTGAGAACTTGATAGGGCTCACAGGATAACGTTCACCTTTGGGTCCTGTAATAATCTTGTGACCCACTGTGTAGGCAACAGGACCTTCTAGTGTGTCTACTGTGCCGTTGTCTGTGGCAGTTTCATACTTGATGGGAGTAGGGTGCTTGTAGGTTTCAAACCCACCTTGTTGGAACCATTCGTCGTTAATCATAGACTTTTTCATAAATATAGGTGTAGTTCGCGGCTGGCAGGCCCAACTACTCTAACGCTTTAAAGGAGCATCAGCAATGTATTTAACTAACAATTTTTATGTCTACGCATATTTGCGCAAGGACGGAACTCCTTATTATATAGGAAAAGGTATAGAAAATCGAGCCTTTGTGCAACATAGAGTAAATTGCAAAGGAGTTCATACCCCAAAAGACAATTCTCGAATTGTGTTTCTAGAAACACATTTAACCGAGATTGGTGCATTTGCCCTTGAGCGCCGGTACATCAAATGGTACGGTCGGCAAGATGTTCAAACTGGGATTCTAAAAAACGGAACAAATGGTGGCGAAGGTGCAAGCGGTGCTGTTCGGTCAGATGCGTTTAAAAAGAATCTTAGTGAACTGTATAAAAACAAAAAGAAATCTCCCAAACACATAGAAGCAGTAAGAACAGCGAGATTAAATAGTCCTAAATCCAAAGGGCATACAGCTTGGAATAAAGGTCTTCCTAGTCCAATGAAAGGAAAATCATTAGGACCAAAACCTATATTAACTTGCTTGCATTGTGGATTATCAGGCGGGACAAATGCAATGAAAAGATACCACTTTGACAATTGTCGTTATAAGTCAGGCAAGTCATCATAATTGAGTTGGTCGCCCATTACCCCAATTACATAATTAGTGCTCTCTGTTTCTTGCAAAGCCGCCTGTTTCTTGCTGGTGTCCACATGCTTGTTGAACCATGGAATGGGCGTAGAGCGTGGTGCAGGCTCTTGATACTTGATGCCAATTTCTTTCAGTGCATTGGCTGCTGTGTAGTCCACAAAGTCTTTCAAGATCTGTGCATTGAGGCCAATCACTGGACCTCGGTTAAACAAGTAGTCTGCCCATTCTTTTTCTTCACGGATAACATCTAGATACAGTTGATACACTTCGGCTTCACACTCTTGTTTGGCTTGAGCAAAGCGCGGATCTTCTTTCACAACTTGATTGATAATCCAAGCAGTCCATTCCTTGTGCAGGATTTCGTCCTGCAGGATCAACTGAATGATGTTGCCGTTACCAATGAAGATACGATTCTCTACCATGGCCAAACTGGTGGCAAATGATACCATGAAGCGGAATGCTTCCAATGCGTAACTGGCATTGAGTGCCATCCAAATGGCCTTGACGTGTGCATGATCCTTAACAGGAACTTCTAATTCTTTTTCGCAGTTGACCATGTGCAAGTGATCGTAGTACTTGCCCACGCTTGACGCCATGTCCACAATCTCTTTGGTGTCGTGAATGGTGTTGAACACATCCTTGGGCACGTTGTAGATGTTGCGAATGATGTGGCTGTAACTGCGGCTGTGAATGTTGGTTTCAAAGAAACTCCAGTTGTACATTAGTGCTTCTAATTCTGGAATACTAATTACAGGAGTAAACACTTGTGCTGGACCGCGACCTTGTAAACTGTCTAGTGCTGTTTGTCGTAGTAGGTTGGCAGTAAAGATATGCTTGACAGTTTCTGATGCTTCTTTAAAGTCATTGGCATCCTTGCTCAATGAAATTTCTTCTGGCACCCAAAAGAATCCACGAGCCTCTTGTTCGTACTTGGCCAGTTTGTTGTATTTGACTTCTTCAAATCGTTGAATGGTTACAGGACCGGCAGGATCCAGAAACATCTTGCGATGCAGGTAATCTGTTTTGGTTGATAGGTTGTATTGCGCTTGGCTCATTTTTGTATTTTCCTTTTATTCATTTTTTTCTTCTATGGTGTAAAACCAATCATCGCCTGCTGACCACTTGCGTGTACCATCCACGGTCCACAGTGTTCTGGCTGCCTGAAAGTCTGGCCACTTGGTGTCGGCAGTAATCAGACTTTGATCGTACCACAAACATCGATTGTTGGGTTGGCAAGCAAATTGACCGTTTTCCAATCTAATAAAATTGAAACTCTTGTGCTCTTCTGCAACTTCAGTAAAGCCTGTGTCCACGTCCATACCATCTGCACAAAAGTCCACAGTGAACAAATAAGTTCCGTAGTGCCATTCTTTATCTTTGCCTAAGAACTTAACTCCTAGATTACGTAGGCCTATTTTTTCAATTATAGTGAAGCGATAGCCCATGCAGTCCCAGAGTTGCAAGGTGTCTATGGGCAAATTGCCTGTGTAATTTTCTTGCCAGACATAGGCATGGATGGGCAGTTTGTCATACAATGCTCCGTAGTTGGGCAACAGACTTTCAATGCGAAACACCTGTCCACGTAGGGCTTTAAGACTGACCCAGATGGCGGGTTCTAATTCTCCGTGACCTTTTTCAAAGTTGTAAAGAAATTCTCTTTTAACAAAGCATTTGATTGGTGGTAAAGATCCTACAATATAACTCATTTCAATTGTTCCAGTGCCTTATTGTATTTGCTATGATGAACCCACAGGTCACAACGTGTATTATAACCCAAAAGGTCTTGAAGAACAAGGCCAATCGAGCTTCTCTCAAGGTTAAAATGGGCACATCAGGACGGTCATCGTCTGTGTGCCCCATTAGATGGCCTGTGGCTCGTGCCCAGACTTTTTCTACACTATTCATTATAATTTACACGATTCGCAGTCTTCATCCGTGTCGATGTCACCAGCTGGTAAGTCTACAAATGTATCTGTTTCTGATCCCGATTTACTACCTTGTTTATCCACAAGTGAGTAATAAAAGGTCTTCAACCCCCAATGATGTGCTTGCATCAAATTCTTAGCAATTAACGTTGTAGGTATTTTACGATCCGGAAAATGCTTTGGTGAATAAAATGTATTAGTACTTATGCTTTGGTCAATATACGCTGCCAACACACACGCGGTTTTCAAATAGCCAATGCAGTCTTTTTGTGCCCACATCAGTTGATATTTGTTTTTCAATTTGTGATATTCAGGTACAACTTGTGTGAGTGATCCTGCTTTGGATTCTTTCACAGAGATCAGGCTCATGGGCATTTCAATGCCGTTGGTTGAGTTGATCACAACTGAACTTGATTCAACAGGTGCCACTGCCATCAGTGTGGCATTGCGCACGCCATGTTCTTTCATGAGTGCTCGTAGTGGTTCCCAGTCTAGTTCCGGTGCAAAATTTACAAGTTCGTTAACCCCAACAGCTCTTCGTTCCCAAGGAAACACACCACGACCATACCAGGTACGGTCAGAATCTTTGCAAGGACCACGCTCCTTGGCCAGCTCAACAGTGGCTTCGGTCAAGTAGTAGGCTTGGTGTTCCATCCACGTCTTGACTTCAGCCAAGGCGTCTGATTCTCCGTATTGGAGGCTGCGCTTGGCGTGCCAATAGGCAAGGTTGGTGATTCCAATGCCCAGGGGTTGGATCTCGTCATTTGAGAGTTTAGACTGGATGGAGAGAAAATCTTGATAGTCAAGAATGTTGCACAGGCTACGCTGCAATATACGGCAAGCACGGCGCATGTCTTCTGGATTGCGGAACGCACCCCAATTGATTGAGCCCAAGGTGCATAGTGCAATACGACCATCGCTGTCATCCAGACGTTTAAAGGGTTTAGTAGGAAGAAGAATTTCACAGCAAAGATTACTCTGGTAAATGGTGTGGTACTCAGGATCAAATGGCCCTTGATTCATCACATTGTCAATGAACACTAGATAGATACGACCAGTGTCTGTTCGCTCCTTGAGTATGCCTGATTTGAATACTTCTTCAGCAGACATAGTTTTCTTCCGGAGGTCAGATCTAGCTTCATATTTGACATAAAGATCTTCAAATAGTTTAGTGTCCCGATAGAATGCCTCGTAAAGATCCGGTACTTGGTTAGGGTCAAAGAACGTGATATTTTGTTTGTGTTTAAATCTACGCCAGAAAAAAGCAGAAAGCACCACCCCATAGTCCATGTGTCGGACACGGGTTTCTTCGGTTCCTTGATTGTTCTTGAGCACAATAAGATCATCGAATTGATGATGCCAGATGGGATAAAAAACAGTGGCACTTGCATTTCGAATACCTCCTTGTGAACATGAACGTAAATCACCAAACCACTTTTTCAAGAATGGTATCATACCTGTGTGCATGATCTCACCACCTCTGATGGGTGAGCCCAATGGGCGTAGACGTCCTATCTCTAGGCCGATGCCAGCACGTTTACTGGCATACTTGGCCATCATTTCACCTGAAGCAAATATAGAATCCAAATCATCGTCACTGCGGATAAGTACGCAACTACTAAACTGTTTAGTAGGAGTCCCAAGACCAGCAAGCACAGGAGTAGCAAGAGTAAACAGGCCATCACTGGCTGCGTTATAATACTCTTTAATATATCGCATCCTGGCTGTGTTAGGTTCTTCTTTATGGAAGACTGTAGCAGCAGCCACCATGTATCTAACTTGTGGAGTTTCATATGTTTTTCCTGTTGAACGATTTTTAACCAGATATTTTTCAATCAACTGCTCAATGGCAGCGTAGCTATACTGTTCGTCTTTGGCATGGTCAATCATGCCTTGCATGCGGTTCCAATCGTCCTCTGAGTACCATTCCAGTAATTCTGGAGTGTACAGGCCAGTGGCCACATTTGTTTTCACAATGTCATACAGGTGGGGAGGATCGTATGAACCGTACACATCTTTGCGTAGCATTGATAATCGTTGTTTGCCTGCCACATGTTGATAGTTAGTATGCCCAACGTCGGGATTTTGCTCCACATCAATAAGATCCACAATGGCTCTTAGTGTGATGCCATCAATTTCTTTAGTAGTAATACCATCATAGAAGTGCAACTGTGTGCGTATCTCTATCATGCTTTGACTTACATCTGCTATACCTGAGCATACCTTGGCAATTTGTGTTTGCCATTTTTCCAATGCTAATGGCTCGCGCTGTCCACTGCGCTTGACAACTATTATATTTTTCATTTTTTCGCTACTTTATCTGTGTTTTTATTTGTTCTTGACTGAGACGGTGCCGTGGATTAAACGGTGTTAGATTGATATTTAACAATTGATCTCTGTCCCAATTCAGTATATATTTCTTTTGTTCCACTAGGACTAAATTGTCGCTACCTGTGTCTATTAATTCAGCATCTTGTATGTCTGATCGATCCAATAGACTTATAGTATACAACATTCCTAGTCCTCTTGCAAGTCCACAGAACAAATTGTCATCTAATAATTGCCAAGGATCGGGCCAACTGGGTTGATCGTCCCAGTGCAAATGATACGCACGCCATGGTGTGTCAAACCACCAGGCATTTACAGCATGTAGGCATTGGTCAACTGGCATGGTAGCAACTGATACACGCAGTTGATTCCAACTGGCCAATCTGGCATCAAAGGTGCGGGCCCACATTAGGCTAAACGTGTGACTGAGTAGTTTAAGACACCGTCGGTGCCGGTGCTGGTTGTGACGTATTTCCAAGCCACAATGCTGGTGCTTTCCGTAACAGAGAATGTCACTCCAGGAGCAGAATTTTGTACCCCAGAATCACTGCCTTGGAGATTGGTGCCCGATGCATCTGTGCCTCTCACAATAGTATAAACACCAGTTCTGACAGAGGTACCACGAGTAATAGTGTAGTCGATTTGTACAGCGGCGACTGCGGTAGCATCAAATGAGAATATTTGTGTGGCCGAACTTATGTTGTCTGCCAGGGTAAATGTAATACCTGATTCGCGGACATATGAACCTTGCAACAAGCGATAGCCATTCTCCATGGCAATACTGGCAGTGTTGTTTAGTTTGATTCTAGCATAAGTGGCTGATTGTGCTGTGGTTCGTTCAAACATGTCACCCAGGCACACGTTATTGGCTGTGTCAATATCAATAATTGCGCTGGCAGCCAAAGCGGCACCATTGAAGTGATTGCCTACATCATAAAATACATTATTGGTTGTGGTGTTAAGACTTACGCCCTCTATTACAATACCTTCGACATAGATGTTATCAAACACGTTGGTAATCAATCGTACACCAGTGGGTCCGCCATTTACTGGAGTTGCACCACCTAGATACACACCTTGATACAGAGTATCAAAATCGCAATTGCTAAATGTAATGCCTTCAATTTGTTGGGCAGTATTAGTGCCATATGTAAAGCCATTGAATACGCAATTTTCAAAAGTCACATGACTACAAACCAATGTAGTTGTGCTGGACCATCGAACAGCCGCAATGTCATCAGTTGACACAGTCAATGTGGTAGTGGTCAGTGGACCTTGGAATCCAACATTGGTAAATGCACAATCATGAGCACGTTCAATCAACACCCCATCCATGATCTGATTGGTAACCATGTTCATGTTGGTAATCAGAATGTTCTGTGGCTCATATGGGCTCACAATGTTAACGCCTGTTTGTTGTGTGCTACTGGCTGTTTGCATTATGTACTCTGGCAGTCCATTGGCTACACCAGTAGATATGTTGCCCCAATAATATTGTCCATCAATTTGATCAACCAGGCCAACTCCGACTGGTACTGCAAAATTTGATCTATAATAAAGACCACCACTCTTTACCAACACGCCAGCAGCATAGGCCACAGTGTTGGTCCATGCAGTCACAAAGAAATTCAAAATGCTACTTTGTGGGCCTTCGCCGTACAACATAGCATATGGAGGTACCAGGATGGTATCGGTAATTATGTAATTGCCAGCAGGGAAAAACAAACTTCTTCGAATTTGTGGATTTGCTTGAACGCAATATAATTGATAGAGAGCACGGTTGATAGCCGCGGTATCGTCTGTAACACCATCTCCGGTGGCACCAAAATCAGTAACCACACAATAGCTATCTAGTCTGCTTTGCAAACTTTGACTGACTGGCGATCCAACTGTGGTTCCAGTTTGCACAGAGTACCCTGTGGCAGTTTGTCCTGTGTAAGTGTAGGCAGTTTGCGTAGCAAGAATGTCTGAATATTCTGTAAGAATTTCTATGTTGTTATGCTCGTCAGGCGACCCTTCAGCCAGTGTGCCTGGACCGATATACAATTGGCGTGTGTCTACTGCCCAGCCAAGTTCAGCAGGAGCTAGGGGTTGCGGAAGATCTTCTTCGAGACCTTTGCGGTTGGTTATTCTTGAGATTTGTACAATTGCCACAGTGTGATTCCTTGAGGTATCACATATTTAGCACGTAGTACTGTTCAACCTTTTTCCACCATATGGTACGGTACTTTTCAAATTCTGCGCCTTCTAGCACAAATTCCTGATATTTGGGCTGACCTATGATGTTGTGATTCTCGTCCAAGTCGGGTTTTACACACATCAAAACTACGCCTTTTCGGATACGTGTGCCATGTATTTCGTTATGTGCTTCTGCGTATGCACACAGCTGAACAAAATAATCGTCAATCCATTCGCGTTTTTTGGGCTTGTTAGTTTGCTTGTAATCCAAGATAGATTCTTCATTTAAGTGAATACCTGCACCGTCTGTTGTGCCTGCATACACACCTGGAAAGTACAAGGGTACTTCAATGCCCCAAAATTCATTGACATTAACCAAGCCTTTGTTGATCACTTCTTCTGCCATGATATGACTAGGCCAACTGAATGGGTTTGATCCACGGGCTGGTATGGCCCCTTCTCGAATGTACTTTTCAAGATAGGTATGCATTCTTGTGCCGCGATTGGCAGCTTCAGTGGTTATCTGTTGTGCCCGTTCTGCGCCCACTGCACGCCGCCAGTTGTGCAAGGCAGCCTTGCTTTCTTCACTTTTGGTTCGTTCTAGGATAGTGGTTACGCTGGGCAGTTTGTTGCCATCTGGAGTGGCATAAAATCTTTTACCGTCTATTGTGACCCTGGGTATGGGTTGATAATCAAATTTTGGATTGTACAAATTAAACTCTAAAACTTTCTCCGCATCCACAGCGATCGCGTTCATTGGGATTGATAAATTCAAAGCCTTCGTTGAGGCCTTGCCGCACATAGTCTACTGTGATGCCTTTGAGATAGACATCATTTTTCTTATCAACCAGTACCACAAAGTCTTGTTGGGCATAGTTTATGTCAGAATCTGAAGGCGTGTATTCTTGCACGTATTCTAACACATACGCCAAGCCCGAGCAACCGGTAGTTTTAACTCCAAGTCGAATGCCAGCATAGTTTTTGGCTTGCAGTAGTCGTTTTACTTTGGTGTACGCCTGATCAGTTAGAGAGATCATGCTTTTTACGATAATCTTCTACAGCGGCCTTTATAGCATCTTCAGCAAGAATAGAACAATGAATCTTGACTGGTGGCAACGCGAGTTCTTGAGCAATCTCTGAATTTTTAATAGTTGCCGCTTGGTCAAGCGTTCGTCCTTTAACCCACTCGGTAACAAGAGAGGATGAGGCAATCGCACTGCCGCATCCGTATGTTTTAAACCTTGCGTCTGTGATGATGCCATCTTGTACCTTGATTTGCAATTTCATTACGTCGCCGCAAGCAGGTGCGCCAACCATACCAGTACCAATATCAGTATCACTCTTGTCAAAAGAGCCGACATTCCGGGGATTTTCATAATGATCAATAACCGATTGACTGTAAGCCATATAATTTTGTTTCCTCTATCCAACCTATCAAGCAGTCCTGGCCATACTTGTCTTTAAACTTGTTTATGGCGGCAAACTGATTCGGTGCTGCCACCGTGGCAACATACTGTTTTACAACACCAATGCTATCGGTATATTTGACATAGGCTTTCCAGTGTTTCATTGACAAGTCCTAGTTCTAGTAATAGTGCCATCTGCATGCTGGGTTTCAGTCCAGGGTGTGCAGTTAGCTCTAACAGGCGGCTGAACAACCACTGGAGGTGGTGGAACATAACCGTAATTGTAAACAGGCTCGTAATAGTTGCGGGTTAATGCATAACCAATCACTCCGCCAACAATCACCGGTGCCATCCAGTTTCCACCACGTTGATGATGGCGGTGATGTTGTGCCTGCGCCGACACGGCTAAAGTTAATAATGCGAGAGCAATGAGTTTTTTCATACGGGCCTCCTACAGCATAGTATACTATATTTAACGCCTTGTGTCAACAATTAGTTGACTGGTTACATTGGCCGCTTCATGGCCGATTTGGCCATTTTGTTTACCACTTGTTGACTTTGTTGTACTGACAGTTTTTCTGGACCAATATCAGCACCTTTGAATGTGACCATTCCGGAATTTGGATCTAACGGTTCCAACACACCACTTAGTGGAGGTTGGCTGATGACGTCGCCAAGATTTTGACTGGTAATAGGAATGCCCAAACTTTGAGCAGCAGAAATAAACGCAGCTTGACTGATTTGTTTTTGAGCATTTGTGTCGCCTGCTCGTCCTGCCAAGAAGTTGACCAACCCTACTAGTTTGTTAGGGTCGGCACCAGACTGATCAACTTCGTCAATTCGCATTATCTCTTGGCACGGCCGAGTGCAGCAGAGGAAACAGGACCTGGCTCCTCAGGAGGAGGTGCAATTTCATCACCAGCAATACCAGCGGCAGCGTCTAAGTCATCCATGCCAGCAGCAGCCATGTCATCGGCAGCAGCCATGTCGCCGCCGGGCACGCCGCCCATAGCAGCCATGCCAGCGTCTGGTGGAGGTGTTGCACCGGTTACCACGCCAAGTGCTTGGTCCAGTTGTTGTTTAGCACCTTGGAGATTTTGTACCAGGCCTGTGAGTGCGGCTGTGGCATCTGTGTTGAATTGAGCTGCTTGGTCAATGCCCACTTGGTTCTTGATTGAATCAACTAAGGCAGGCAGTTCTTTGAATTGCATTTCGCTAGCATCTTCCAACATTGATTGCATCTTGTCAACCATGTCTTGTGCAGCCAACACCACTTGGGCTTGTTGCACTTCTGATTCTTTTAGCATGCGATAAGCATTGCGCAGTCGGCCTTCGGCTTGCATGAGAGCAGCACCGGCAACCATCTTTTGCTCATCAGGTGTAAGACTTTGACCTTTGGTTGCTTTTTGTAATGCGGCTGCAATTTTGGGATCTTTAAACTTCTGCATGTTCTTGGTCATTGTACCAGCGGCTTGTGCAGCAGTAGGTGTGCCAGGGGCAGCGGGTGCGCCCGGAGCAGCAGGAGCAGCCGGCATCATGTCTTCTTTGATTCTAGCAGTCAACGCCTGCTCCATCATCAACAGCTTGAGATATGCTGGATTGCGTTCGCTTTGATGGAACGAAGGTTGACGACGAGTTTCGCCTAGTACGCCACGCACACGTGTCAACATCTGTTGAGCTTGCTTGCCAGTAATTTGGTCAAACTTCATGCGTGAGCCAAAATAGCTTTCGAATACACGGGCTATTTGTTTAGTTGGCTTGGTTGCCGCTAGTTCTTGCAGTTTCATTTTGGAATCCCCTAAGTTGTATATATTTAGCCGAAATTAAACATTTTTCAAGTTCCTGATCCACCAAGGTATGTTGTTGAACCTTTGGCTGTAACTTGGTCAATACCACTTCACTAAATCCGTTATTGCGGCTACGATCAGCCATTTGTTGTCTACAGTATATGTCTGCTGACAGTGTTTGTTTTTTGGTGTCCAAAGTCTTAATGCTTTGTGCCAGTCTAAGCTGATTGTGATTGTCAGCCACGCACCAGCTGATTGCTGTGCGTTTGTTGCTGAAAGTGCCTATTAGATTATCGCCTAGTGTGTATACTTCAAACGCTTGAAATGCCGGACGCAAATGATACCGGCCAAATGCCACATATCCGCCTGATTCATCATTCACAATCATTGTGTGTATGTTGCGACGAACTTCGCGCTCGGCCCAGCGTTCTAGTTTTTGTTCTCGAGTCATAATTTGATCAAATGCGCAGCCGCCCAACCCAGAGCGCCCACAAGGGTAGCAATTATGCCCACACCCCAGCTGAGTAGTCTATCGTTGTTTTTGGTATTGGTGGCTTGTAACATGCCACGCAGTTCGGCTATCACACCAAAAAGAGTAGTGATCTTTTCATCCATTGACTCTAGCTTGACTTCCAGCAGGCGATACCGTTCAGCACACAATTCAACATGTGCCTCTAGACTTTTCTTTTCGATATCAGTTGTGTCAGCCATTATTACTCCCGGTCATTTATTTATGGTTTCGAACCACAAGTTCTGGTTGGGTCCATTAACAGTCAAACTGGGTTCTAACTGCTCGGCTTCGTTTAGATTGACGATCATGGGTATGCCAGCACACTCATTTAGCAATCCAGTCAAGTCATCAACTTCGCCTGTGGTTGAATATACACCGGCAGTTTCTACTTCAAATTCAAACACCCATTGCGTGTCGCGCAATCGAGGCAATTGCACAATGTCAGGTTGTGCTCGCAAGCTGATCATTTGTTGCAGAGTTTCCCAGTTGCGTTGTTGGTTCCTAGCACGATTCCAGTCATCAATGTTGCGTATGACTTGACCCACACGATCTTCAAAGGGCATTTGACTTGATCTAAAATGACCAGTAATACCAGTGGGACTGCAATCAAACAATGTTCGGCCTTGTATCTTCATTCTGTGAGTATTTAACGCCAAACAAAAACCCCGGAGTTTTTAGTTCCGGGGTTGATTGAATCAAATGATCGATTAGGTTGTTAGCTTGAAGCCAACGCTTGTGCAACTGTCTAACTGGAAACCAGTGTAGGTAACGTTAGCAGCAGCCAACATTACAGCAGCAGAAGTATTGGTGCTGGCGTTAGCAAAAGCGCCTGTTGGGTATGTAGCAACTGAAATTGCAACGCCGTCAACTTGGTACATGGCCACAGTTGAAGTTTGTTGAATTGCTTGCAACACGTTAGCAACGTATTCTGTTACGCCGCCTTCGCCGTTTACGCTGGTGTTAGCGACCAAGCGGAAAAAGTCCAGTTTTGGACCTTGTGGTTGTACAGGTTGACCAGCCAATGAAGTGCTAGGAGCAACTGGACCGTTTTGTGTGTCTAATGCGAATACTGGTTGTGAATCGCCATTTACGGGTGCGAAATATGCCATGATAAAAATCCTTTAAAGTTAATGGTCTCGGTGGACCTGCTTTTATTTAGTCTTTTGGCAAAAATCACGCCTGTTGAGGATTGTTTTGTGCGGCATTTCTAGCAGTGAAATCAAAGCGATTTACTGCTTTAGCATAGCCTGCAGGCGTGGCCATTACCCAGCCTTCGTGCCCGGGATCTTTCAAATCCAAGTTACGCAAGATGTCCAGCTTCAAATCGTGTAGCAGAATAAACAGGGTAAATGCAGCAGCCAGGCCTTCTGTGTTTGATGCAGGACTCTTTAGATATTCCACAATGTTACCAAACTTCTTTGGAGTGACTTTGGTCTGTAACCATTCGCCAAAGCCTCCCAGTAGATTGTCAAAATTGCCACTGGGTTGTTTGATTCTAAAATTGATGTAATCCACACACAGTTTGGCCAAGTCTGTAATTTGCATGGCTCGCAGTTCGGCAGGATTAAACAAAGTATCAATGGCAGCACCTTTGCTGTTGCGTATTTGTTTGATTTGTTTGATCAATGCTGACTGGCCTTTGGCCTGTGCAGGATCTTGAGATGCAGTACCTTTACCAAAAATTGGTTCAATCAAAAACAATCCCGGAACTTCATTGAATTTTACTCTGCTGAGTGGCTGTTTGGGCTCACCTTGATCAGCATACATGGTATGCATGGCAATGCCTGTGGTGCTGTTGCGAATTCGTTGTCCTAGTGCGCTCTTGGCAGGTATACGATACTGCACTGTGTTGGGTTTAAACACAAGATTACCAGCTTGTTCTTCCCAGGGCTGTTGTGGATAGTACAACAAGTCACCTTTCACATAGCCACGAAAGTTTTCAGGCACAGCCGCTTCTAACTGTGGCCAAAGATCCGCATACAATTGCACCAACTCCGCACGCTCACCTTTTCGTGTGCTTTGAATCTGTGCCATCATTCGGGGGCTAGTAGCAAGGCCATCGTAGCCTTTGGCTTCAAATCCTGAGCCATCAGTGAGCACAAACTCTCCTGTGTCGGGCTTGCGGCCAAATATCACAGCAGGTTTGCCGTCCCACTTTACGCTGGTGGTTTTTTGCGGTGCGTCTGCGGCATGCTGGATGATGGCCAATGCTTCATCCACACCACGTGAGCCTTTGCGGAACACAAGATCTTCCAAGTGTTCAATGCCTTTGGCTCGGCCGCCCACACCTGGTTCTTCAGCTTCGTAAATTTGATACGGATTGGCTGCTTCTGTTTCAATCAGTGGTTGCATGCCTTGATTGACAATTCTATCACGCAGTTTGGCTAGGAAGTGTACTTCTGTATTTTCGTTTACAGCGCCTGGCTCTTGCAAGCCTTCACGACTTAAATATTCACGGAAGTCAGCCAGCTTGGCATCACGAGCTCGGTCACGTGCTAGAGCAGCATAAATGCTTTCCACATTCTTGAGATTTTCTCGGGTGGCTGTTGTGCCTAATAATGTTTTGGCCACGTAGTCAGGATCCATACCGCCATCTACCAGCTGATTGGTAGTGCGGCTGAACATGCCATTGGCACCTACTTTGAGTCCTAGTTGCTTGGCAATTGAGCTCATTAGCACATTGCGGTTCATGCCTTTGTAGGCCGAATCTTCCGAACCACCATAATAAAACTGTCCCCAATCCAAGTTAGGGAAAAACATAAAGTCCGTTTGCACATATCCGTTTTGAGGATTGCCGTTGATGGGTGTGCGCAGGTGTACTTCTCCGCCTTTCTTTACCCAGGCCTTGGGATCTTGTCCGTGACTTATTGCCCATTGTGTTAGTTTTGCTGTGAGTTGTTCTTTGGATATTTCACTGGCATCTACTGCCATGTCCATGTCACCTGATGTGGGCTTGCGTCCAGTTGAGCCTAACCAACGCTCACGTGGAAATTCCAAGCCTGTGAGTGTTTCCAACCATTGCACTGTGGCCGGCACATCGCTTTGATTGATACGGCCGGTGAGTGGGTTGCCATCAGCATCTTTGAATACATTGCCGCCTTCTAGTAATCTCATTGAGTTTGTCCTTGTGCTGCCAGGGCCTGTTGTAGGCGTTTTTCTAAGTTGGCGTAGTCTTGAGTGGTCGGTGCGCCAGGTTTTGTTCCACGCATTTGATCAGTTGATATCGGAGGGGCTGCTGGTGGCTGATTAGGTGCCATTTGCTTAAGATTATTCTTAAAATTATTTTTTACATCAGTTACTGCATTAGATCGCAACGTGCTAATGTCTTCGTCTGACAGCCCCCGGCGTTTCAGTTCATCGGACAGTTGCTGAACTTGTTTAAATCTTTTTGTTTGTTCAGCTACTTTAAGTTGATCTTTCAACTGTTCAATGTCAAGTTGCGCTTGTGCTTGTTTTTCTTTCTGTGCCTTCTTGTAGTTTGCAATCTCTTGAGCATATTGCTGTGTTAATTGAACTATATTGTCAAAGTTCAACTGAAGGTCGTTGCCTGCTTGATTAATCAAACTAGCGGCAGATTGTATTGCAGCTGGGGTAAGTTGAGTTTTGTTTCTATTCAACGTGCCTTGATTAACATATTCTTGGGCAAGAGTGTACGCAATTTTTTGTTCTGCCTGTGCAATAGCAGTAGTACCTTGGCCTAAACTAGCTGCCATGTGTCCACCTGGGTGATATTGGCCTTGCATGCTGTTAGGAATACCAGCCTTATTCAATGTTTTGTTAGCAAAGTACTCTGCCGCATTTCTTATGAATCCTGCTTTTCCTGGCGCAGCAGTTGTTGGTGTTGATTGGGTTGCAGGTGCTGGGGGTTGCGGAGTAGCAGGTTGGTTCTGTGCTGCTTGTTGTGCTTGAAATGCCTGAGCTTCTGCACTACCGCCTGGTTTTACATTGGTGTTTGTTGGTGTCCAGGATTGTGCAGGTGCTGCCGCAGGCGCTGCTGCTGCCGCAGGCGCTGGTGCAGCCGGAACTGCCGCAGGCGCTGCCAATGCTTGTCTGTTGGTAATATCTTTGGCATCCACGTCAATTACATTAGGATCTGATTGACCTGGTCTAACTCTGTTGGCAGCAGGCGCTAGTTGTCCTGTTCTAGGTGCTGTAGCCATTGCACCACCAACAGGTGTTGTTGCAATACCAGTACCGGGTGTATTGGCCACAGCAGTTGTTTGCGGCGCCACAGCAAGATTTGTCCCTGGTGTTGTTGTGGCAGCCGGAGCAGCTTTGGGCATCATGTTTGGTGCAAAAGACACTTTGCTTGGAGCCACAGTCTGTTGTGGCATGGCCACAGTGGTTCGACCAAAGTTTACAGGAGTGGAGTTAACACCCTTGAGCGGACCTTCGCTTACCTTACGGCGTGCAATTTCATGTATCTGCATTTGTTCTTCTCACTGATCTAGCAAACTTTCCTGAGTCTCTGGTGCGAATAGCATTTAACAATTTGCGTTGCAGATTTTCGGCTTGGTCAGCTGGAAATTCTGTGTCAATTTGTTCTAGCAATCTAATAGCACTTGCAATGAGTGTGGCCGCACGATTTTCGATCAACAAGCGGCGATCACGTTCGATGTACAAATCGTCTAATTCTTCTAATAAACTGCGAGTGCGTTTTTGCATCTACTCAAGGACCTTTGGATTATTTAGCGGATTCTTGTCCACACACATCATTACAAATGACTAAGCGGCCTTCTTCGAATGTTGGAATGGTCCAAGTTTTTTCAATCAAATTGAACCAGTTGATGCTATGTTCTAATCCATACTCTAGTGCATTATTTTCTTGTACAAAATGTTGAAATTGTGCATTTGCTGCCGCATGATAATTTCCATGGCCATAAGTTTTTGGAGCAAAGCCTAGAAAGCAACAAGGATATACATCCCCTGTGCTTGAAACATAAATTGATTTTTGTTTTTTGACCCGACAATGGATATTTTTTGGAGTTCTTCCGGGCAAAATATCTTCTAACAACACTTCATCCTGAGTGCGAGATTTCCACAAACGATGAAATTCAACATTAACAGGTTTGCCTATTGTGTGTGAAAGTTGTTGGTGTTTGTCAAACACCGGTGCCTGATTTCTTCCATGATCAACAAATTCAAATAATTTAAATCCCATTTGTTTACTCAATGATTGTGCTGTAGCCCGTTGGTGTTGATTATGATCAAAACTAATCATTTTCCACACAGCATGTCCGCCTGCTGCAATAAAAATTTCAGCGTTTTTGATTACTGTTGAATACAGAGTGTTTTGCCTGTATAGACCATGAGTATCTTCAAGACCGTCAATGCAAAACATTACTTTAACGTCAAGGTCGGCTAATTTTTCCCAATATTTTCGATCTCTGGCTCCTGCATTGGTGCTCATTGATATTGATAATCTAGGGGAACACAATTTCAAATACTCAATGATGTCAACCGTTTCAGGATTCATCACTGCATCGCCAAAATTTCCGTTTATGTACATTGCATCGAGTTGTTGCACAAACTCAGGATAAAATATTTGCTTTGCTTCAATCAATGTCATGTTGTGCTCAACATAGCCGTCATTATAAGGATATCCATAAAAATTTCTAGGACACAATGGGCAGGCTGCATTGCACAAACTAGAAATTTCTAAATGCACATGACGAACATCAGAAAAATGATACATTATTATGATGTTTTGATTTTGCCTAGCAACTGTTTGAGCTTGGCGCTTTGTACATCAGCTGTGACTTTGGGTGCTTCTAAATCAAAACCTTCCTTGGCTTGGGGTCGTTCCCAAGGTACAGATTTGGAATCGTCTGCGGCGGCAGCACTAACTTGGCTTTTTGCTTTGATCGAGTCCATGATACTTGTACTGGGCTTTTTGCTAAACCCGTTTTCGTTGTCATCCCCGCCTTCGTCAGTAATACGCATGGTTTCAATGTTGTACTCCAAATCAATCTTTTGACCAACGCCGGTCGAGCTTCGAGACTTCATACATTGTATTTGATACTTGCCACGCTCTTTCATTGCACGTGAAGTAAAGATACCAAACACATTATCTGCTGTGTTAATCTTGGAAATACCACCCGAGATATGCGAGTGATCAAATTCAATTTCTTCCACAGCTGATCGATTTAACTGACTTGCAGTTACCATTAGGATGCCCAGCTCTTTGGCCAAGTTGCGCAGTTCTTCACTCACATACTTGTCCTTCACAAACAAGTCATTGGGGCTGACTTTGGCGCTAACTGGCATGAGCAAATCCAAGTAGTCAATCATCACAAAGTCCACCCGCTTGCCTGTCTGAATTTGATACTCTTTCAAATAAGCACGGATGTCATTGATGTTTGATTGTGCTGGCAGGCCTTTCACTTGATAGTTGCCCGACTTCTTGGACACCAGTTTGACCTTGAGTTCTGTGGTGTCTATGTCCTTGCGAATGTCTTTAGTGCTCATGTTGGTTAACATGGCATCTGTTCGCAAACTTGTTAGTTCTTCTGAAAGTTCTAGTGTGATATACACACCACTGAGTCCTTGCTGTAGCCAGTTAAGCGCGATGTTCATCATGACCAAGCTCTTACCTGAGCCCGACCCACCTGCAAAGATGTTGAGTTCGCCGCGACTGAATCCACCATACAGCAATCTATCCAGTTGCGGCCAGCCTGTACTTACTTGCCCACCTGAGTTGAAGTATTTCTCAATGCGAGCCTTAGGATCAGCAAAGTAGTCTGTGCCCATGTCCTTAGTGAGTGATATTTGCACTGCATCTTTGATGAGCTTTTCAACTGGATCATATTCACCTTTTTCCAACAAGTCAGCGGCTTTTAAAATAGCACGTTCTAGTTCTTGGCGTCGAGTAAATGCTTCAAACTCACCCATGAACCAGTCAAAGTGTCCTTCGTTCAAGTCAGGAACTGCTTGTAACTTGATACCAGTGGTGGCTGAAATCTGCATGCGGTCCGGCAGGGTCTTGTGCTTGTCTGAGTGTTCTTTGATAAACTCAGCCGCAGGTCTCAAACTTTTATCAAAGTTTTGCGGATTGTAGATGTTTTGAACACGCACATAGCTCTGTGCATCTTCCAACATCATTTCTAGAAATAACCGCTGAACGTCAAGTCCGTATTCTTTTAACAAGTTGTTTTTTCCTTAGTTCTATTTTGATCTTACTGGTTTCTCTAGCTGCCATAATAGTTAGCAAGGTGCCTACACGCCCTAGCACAATCACAGCATCATTAACATCTTTACAGCCTTCTGGCCACTCGGGTATACTTACCGCCCATCCCAGTTCCACAGCACGATCTACCAGTTCCATTCCTGCCAGGTCTTGATCAGGCACCACAGTTATATCTCTACCCAGATTACGTATCAGTCGAGCCTGTGCATCACTTATGGTGTTGTGCATGACCGCTACACCACCGATGCTGAGTGCATCAAATATGCCTTCTGTCACAATCACATTGGTCCAGTCTTTGTGCTGTAAGTCTGTACCAAACACATAGCCTGGTTGACTGTCTGAAATGAACTTGGGTTGACGGTTGTCTAAAAATCTACAAGTGTATCCTACAATTTTGTTTTCGTATGTGAATGGGACGACCACATGTGGGCGTGTCCAATGAATGCCATCATTTTGCGTCTGCACCATCATAGGAAAGTCGTTAGGCACACGTCTACCCTGCACATAGTCCCAATGCAATGAGTGCTCAGGTGTTAGTAGCTCAGCAAATGGTGGCAGGTCTCGTTCTTCAAATGTAATGCCAGCCAAGTGATTCCATGCCTGTTGCCGATCTTCTAGTATGCCGTGTATGCTACGATGACGCAGACTTTCAAGATTGAGCATTTCAATTTCGTTGTCTGGCACACCCATCCACCCCAGCAGTCTACGAGCTTTGACACTTAAGGTACGCCCCATGATAAAACTAGCTGTGTATGAACAATTGAAACAGTGATAACTCCATCCTGCTTCGGCAGCTTTGAGTCCGGCACGGCCTCTTGTGTCTCTGGTACTGCCGTTATGCTGACAGCAAACCGCATTGAAACTTAACCAACCAGATGGTGTGGGTTTTCTTTTTGCAGGTAGATACGCAAGGATGTCAAGCATCTATACAGTATAGCAGATCAGCCGGACTAGATCAACGATATTGGAGATTAGTAATATAACCAGTTGAAATCAACACCTGCGCACAAACAGTGCCTTGGTATTGCAATGGCAAATATCCAGACCCACCGTTTGTGACAGTGATTGCACCAATTTGGCCATTGCCCACTGACGTCACAATGGCTTCGGCGCCTGCACCGTCACCTAATATTTGTACTTTGGGCGGTGCTACATAACCTTGGCCACCATTGGTCACATTGATGGCAGTGACCACTCCGTTGGTTACTACGGCTGTGGCTTGAGCTTGTGATCCTTGACTGTTGTTGAAGGCAGCACGAATCAATGGATGGAATCCTACCACATTAAAATACTGGGTGGAAGTTTCATTATAAAATTGTGTACTACTGGTAACATCGTACCAAACTGATTCGTAGGTTTCAGCGGCTTGGAATTTGACTGTTCCGGTAAAGTGATCCAAGTCCATTTTGACTGTGGTTAGACTTTGGCCATTTGTGGGCATGTGACTTGAAAAGAATTCTGTAAGTTGAGTAGTATTCACGGGTTGTGGGTACAATGCCCAGTCTGGCCAGTTTGTGGGACCTGGTACCAATTGTTGTGCTTTGCCGTAGATTGTGGGGATGGTCAACATTTCACTGGGCACAAATGCAGGCAGCACACTATTCACAATGTTGCAATCAGCTCTAGCACCTGAATTGGCATCCACATACGCCGCTTGCACATAGTCTCCTGCTGTGCGCTGTATGCTGTAGCTGCCGGGCTGTGCTGTGATGTTGATGGTGTCTTCGTTGTCCAGTACCACTTTTACTCTGCCTAGTGTGGCGCTGAGTGTGACCATGGGTTTTTCGACTAGCAACTGATCACCAGTTTGATTCATCAATCTAAACACAAAAGAGCTGCCTGTGATGTTTACGGGTTTTTCCTCTTGATTGATAAATTCAAACAGTAGAACATTGTCTACGCCTTTGTTAACGGTTAATTGTTTTGCATACACTGGGTCGTACCTCGCTGTGAAATATCCACCACTGGTGTCAACTAACAAGACTTTGGTAATTTGCTGGTATAAGTAAACGGTGGTTGAATACATAGGATCCTCGAACAATATTTATGGGTAATGATATCTTTCAAAAGCTGGCGGTGAAATACCCGTTTATAACTCTGTGCGTTTACGCCAATGAAGAATATGTAGGTGTGGTGCAAAACAAAGACGATGCTGTCACTACCATCTATGATTTTGGTGCTGTACTAACACAAGATGCCAAGCTAGAATACCTGGAATTAGCAGCCACTTGGTGGTGGGAAAGCAATAGAAGCATACCTATAAACATCTTTTTGCGTGGTGAGTGGGACAAGTTTCGTCCCACCTTGCGCACATTTTCCAACAAAGATCTTGAAATTTTACACGGACCAGCTTGCAGTTTGATGGACATTGCTCGCAAGAAAACCAAGCGAAAATCAATCACGCTGGTGCGACGTCTTGATTGAGTAGATTCATGTGTAGGGCTACTAAAGCCGCGTAGGAAACTGCGTGGCTTTTCTTAAATGTGTATCCACGTGAATCATCCCCGTTCCATACTTCAGCAAACACTTCTGGCCACAGGCGATTTTGCAAGTGTGCTTTGCCTGGACGAATAACTGAAATAAACGCTGCCATTCTGGGTATTGAGTCTGGTTTCATTGACGCCATCAAGTCTATATAGTTTCCCACATGCACCAACTGCTTGGTCCAGGTTGTGTCGGTCCATAGTCTACTCCATGGTGGTGTTGCTGCCAACATTTCTGCATAGTGTACAGGATCACGGATCAACTGATACACACTCATGTTCAACAGGTCTATCTTGAAGTATCCACGCTGTTCTGCCGACTCATAGTCTATGGCTGCACAGCCATTGGGTATGTCTCTAGGAATGTCTGTAACGTAAATGCCTGAATTGTGCTTACGCACTTGACCTTGATGCAGTTGCCGTGCGGCAGTGTGCTGGATCAGTTTCAGCACAGCCGTTCTATCCGGCACATCAATGTCAATGTCTGCGCTCATTTTGAATCAGTGTCACAAAGTGCAGTCACAACTTGCAGTTTCTCGCGGGCCAGTTGAACTGCTGCCAAGGCATCTGCTACTGTGGGATGCTTGGCTGCCAAGGCAGCAATGCGCCATTCTTCATCACGTTTGGCTCGTGCCCAATCTAACAGGGTTTCGGCGTCTGATGAGAGTGAAATCATAGGGTGTGCTGAGTGAAGCTGTTGCCAGGAGTTGCCATCATTAATTTCCAAACAGTTCATGCTGGCGCTCCATCGCACCATGCCTGCACCGCTGGCACCTGGACTGATGTATGGATTGGTGTTCATGCCACCAGACACTTGAATGTATTTGCTGCCGCTAATATTTCTAATCATAATGCAATTATAGCCACAAGGCCAATGTAAGTCAACTGATGTGCCATCTGATCCAAGCCCAAGTGTGCCCAGAAGCTGGGACTCTGAAGGTCTCTATTGCCCCAGTTCATCTTGGCCCAATCAATGTGATAGTGAACCACAGCATCTATCACACCCATCATGATGCTGGCGGCCCAGTACACAGGGCCTATCACACATCCAACACACAAGGCTGTGCCAATGCCCTGTTTGAGACTGTGTCGCATGCCCAACCAGTGTCCATATTGTCCTTTGTGATTGACTTCTGTCATGCTTTGATCCACAAAGTCAATGTACCAGTGTTTGATTTGTAAAAGTACGAGGGTTAAAAATATCACTGACGCCATGTTACCAACCTGCCTTGCTTAATATATCTTTTGCGTACTCTTGATCAGCTGGATAGTTGTGAAACTTCTTTTGCCATACATCTGAATCAATGTAAGGCCATACCATGCTGATCTGATCAGGAGTGAGTTCACCCAAGAACCGTTGCCCTGACTCTGAATTGTAAATCACCCAAGGTGATATCCTGCCTGTTGTGACTGCATAGCACATGGCCGCGGTGCTGCCATATCTCAAACAGTCCTGCGGCTGTGCTGAATTTTTTTCTGCCCAGTCCATGCCAAACTCTACTGCTCGTGCCAGTGCATCTGCCACATTCTCCACAGGCAAATGCTGTATGAGATATTCTGTGTACAGTTGATCACTTGCCCAACGATCAATCTTTTTGTTGTTCTTCAACAACCATTCAAGAAACTGCTTGGGATTGATAGTTCTTGTGCTCACGCAATAGCGTCCAAACTTCACAAACCCACGATAGTAAGGCGAGTCAGCAAAGTCGTCAAAGGTCTTGAGCCGGGCTGACCCCTGGCTCATTTCATAGAATCGTATGTAGGCTTGAAAGCCCAGTTCCACGCCACGCTCTGACCGTTCCTGTCTGCGCCGTTTGGGTTCGCACACATGCACTACCGCAGACGACTCTTTCATAAAGGTCTTTTTGCAAAATTCACAAGTGTAGCTCATCTTAATAGGTTACGATGTTTGATGTAGTCTGTTAAAAAATAATTCAACTTTTGATGATGTCCGGGCATGCGATGTCGATAGTGTGGCGGTGGCGGATAGTCACTTGTGATCACACTTTCTGGCACCTGTTGTTCCATCTGCCAAGGTATGCTGGCCCAGCGATAGCGATTCACAAACACCATATCATCACCAAACAAATCCAGTCGAGCATGATCCAGAAGTTCGTCAACATCATCATTGATCTGACGAAACACCAACAGTCGATGTCCACGACTCTCCAGCCAATATTTCAAGGATACCAATCGGTACATCAGGTCTTCCAGCAAGTCAACAGCGCCACATGCATGACCAGCAAAATTAAGGTCAGCCCACTGTCGAGTTTTTTCCAAAGTCCAAGGCCCAAGATATTTTTCTGTCAACTGTGATTGCGGATTACGCCAAGCACCTTCAAATTCTGGATTGTTCAAGGCCACTGGCAGTTCCCAGCGATTGATAAATGTCATGCCCAGTACATACAATGTGGGATGAGTGTTGTTGGTGGCTGCATGCTTGGCTGTGGTGCGAATAATTCTTGAATTTGAGCTGCCGCCTAGTGCAAGGCTTTCACAGCTGGGCAGTCCTAATTGTTGGCAAAGATTATGGTGTCCACTGCCCACAGCATATACTTCCATATAACTACATCCATTTACAATCAAATGCTGTATCATTTTTCATTGCCGGCAGCGCGGTTGTATGTGTCAATTTCTTTTTGTGTGGTGATTGCTGCCATGACGTCTATCTCATCGTCTTTGTAGTGTGGGTACATTGCCATCAGTGCTTTGCGTTTGGCACTGAGCCCGGCTTGTTTTTTCTTTGGGGCAATCCAAGGATGACGTTGTGCGCCAAGATCTGGACTCACACTTGTGGCCATAAGCCACTGCAATTTTGGGTGTTTGCTTACATTAAAGAAGTGCTTGTTCAGTCGTTCGTTGGTGGCAATTACATAGAACTCTTGAAGTTCTCTTGACCCTTCCACTGCCGACCCCCAGCGTATCATGAGATAGTTGGAAAACTTTTTACGCTCTTCAGCAGTAAGATCGTCATAGAATGATCTGACCTTGCGGTCAAACATCTTCATCTCATTGGCAATGGTCAGTTTATCCAATTTGTAACGTCTCTCTGTATATATTATGTTTGACAGGTAAATTGTCAAACCATTTTTCATTTCGATAATTGTCTTGAATCATTTGCTGAGCTAAAAAACGATACCAGTTGGTTTCATTATAACACTGATTGCGCAAAGCGTCAACTGCTCTTTGCATATTAAACTTTTTAGCAAATTTTGACTGTTCTAACATGTTGATTAGAGCAGGACGATATTGATCTGGAATGCTTCCTAGTCCAATCACAGAGTCAACATTGGCCAGCACTGGTTCAAATTGATCCAACGACAGCCATTCAAAATAGTCTAGCAACTCGGGCAACCACCAGATGTTAATGGCACTGATCACAGTGGCAATTTTAATGTTGCAATTTGGTTGAGTAAGAACCCATTGCAAATTAGACTCTACTGTGTTCCAGTCACTGCCACTACGCACTATGCCAGCATACTTGCCCACAGCATCTATACTTGCATGAACATTAATAAGGCTAAATGACGGCCATAGATCTTTCACATGTTTTGATTTGGCACCTAACACAGTCATGTTGGTGCTGTACATTAGTGCAGGGTTGGCACTTTGGGCAATTAGTTTTTCAAGCACTTGGTAATGTTGTGGGTTCAGCAGTGGCTCGCCGCCGGCAAAATAAATTTGCTTGCACTCACTTAGATCCATGTCGTCAACATCAATTGGATTGTACAAACTTATATCTTCCACACCAGCTTCGCTTGACCAACTGGTGCTGAATCCTGGCCCGCAACTGCGACACTTTAAATTGCAAAGATTGTTATTGCGAAAATCTAAAAAATTTATCTTGTGTGTTTTACAGTCTGTATCATAATTTTTATACATTCCTCGCCAGCCTTCGGCATCTGGAGGACAAGAATTAGCACACTCTTTTGGAACTTCGCCGCGCAAGAACGCACCGCCAACAGTTTCAGTCATTTCTTCTCGACTGTTAAATGTAGTACCTCCCCAGGCACAACAAGGAGAATACTTGCCGCCAGGCATGTAACTCACGCTGGTCCAAGGTGCTTTGCAATAAATTTTATTCATGAGTTTTGGTCAGTTTGTAAATCATTATAACACGTTCCAGGGCGTCTTGTAATGCAGGATTGGTTGGTGCCGCACGCCTAATTTCGCCCCACATTTTGTTTTCCAGTATGTGCTCATGTAACGGCCTACCGTCTGCTGTTCTTGAATCGTAGTCTATTTTATGACCAGACACTGGATCGTATTCTGTGCCAGATTCATATCCTACCACTTGACGTGTGCTAGGATCAGCACCAAACTCACGAGCATACACAATGCCGTCGGCACGTTCGTAAATGTATGTGGCGTCTGGTTTAAGACTGCCCATACTGGTAGCCGTACTGTAGGTGTGCCCAACGCAGGAAACGTTCTAGACCTTCGCGATCGTCAGGGTAACTTTCCAGATACACTCTGGCCAAGCGATTGATGATTTCAAATATTTCAGGTTCAGTGTAGGGCATTTACCAGGCCTTATTGTAGTCCACGATCTCGCAATTGCGGCTGACGTCTTTGACAAAATACACACAATCAGGATCTGCACCGTCACTTACAGGCACTGCCAGCAGTTGTCCATTTTTGAGTTTGGGTGCGTACCATGACACTTCGTGATAGACATCTAGAATTTCGATGTCTGGGAAACTGGGACGGAAACTGGTCAGTGGGTTGAATTGAAATACTTTAAATCCACGATCGTTGATTGATGTAAGTGGTAGCACTTCCAAGTCTCCAACGTCAGGTTCGCCAATTAGTATCTGCCAATCCATGGGCATCTTTATAGTGTGCTCGCCTATGCGCAACACAAGAGCAGGAGCATTAAAGCTCTCCAAGAAGATCAATGGTATAAAATGATAGTCAGGATCTGCAGGATTTGAATTGTCCAATATAGCAAAACGCATGTCATCTACTTCTTCAGGCAGGTGATCTAAATCGTATGTAGCATTGTCTAGGGTAAGTATTCTCATGTTTGTAGTATATAGAGATCTAATAGAAAAGTCAACTATTTTATCTTCATCCACTCAAGTTTTTCTTGAGTAAACGGATAGTTGGCTTCTTTGTAGAATTGTTTGCGCTTGGTCAAATGGCGCTTGGCAAATTTGCAGGTTGATGTTATGTCCCAAATCTGCACATGGTCTTTATCTTCCGCTTTTCTTATGCCGCGTCCAATGCTTTGGATAACGCGGACAAAACTTTTCCCGGGTTCCACAAGAACCAAATTAAAAATCCTAGGGATATTAATACCCACAGCGGCAACACCATAGGTAGCCACAATAATCTTATCAACGCTGTCCGCCACTTCGTCATACTCGTCTTGTCTATCTTTTGCTTTGGTTGCGCCTGACACAAACACTGCACGTTCGCCCAGTCTCTCTACTAACTGTCGACCACACTCAGTTCTGTCTACTAATACTAGTGTGTTGCCTGTTTCATTTACATGGCGTATGAGTTCACTCATAGCATCCAGTCTGCCCGACTCTTCCAACAAGTATTTAAGCTCGCTTTGGTAGTTGGAGTATTCAACATGATCCTGTAACTGCACAATGTTCACATGGCACTGCGCCAACACACCTTGTTGTTGCAGTTCATTGGCGCTGAGCTTGCTGATCACTGGGCCTAGGCTCACTAGCAATGCCTGGCTTTCAAACTTCTCTTTGGGCACTGTGCCAGTCAATCCCCAACGAATTGGCACTCTAGCCATCACGCTGGTCAGTAGAGTTTTGAGTGCATCTGCTTTGGCCATGTGTACTTCGTCCACCATCACACACACCACATCCTCAATAAAGTCCTGGATGGTTGCGATACCCACACCTGCCTTGGTATTCTTTAGCAGTACATTCAAACTCTGCCAAGTGCAGATGGTATGTGTACGTCCGTGTTCTTTTCTGTCGCCAAAGTAAACACCCACATCCAGGCCAAGATTCACATAGTCTTTTTCAGTTTGTGTAACTAGACTCTTGTTGGGCACAATCACAATTGATCGTCCATATGGCTCTATACTGGCACTCAAGGCTGCTGTCATTATAGTCTTGCCTGCACCTGTGGCCACTTCCTGTATGCATTGTGGGTTGGTCAAGAAGTTGTTTACAATTTCTACCTGGTAGTCACGCAATGTGATGGGTTGTCCTTCTGCAGGATGTCCTTTAGGCCAAGTCTTGTGTGCAAACGTTTGTTCTGTAATTTGAGCAAACTCAAATGTAGTAGAGTATTCTCTTTGATCATCCAGTTCGATATCGTAGTTGTAGCGTTCCAGGATGGGCATGATCTCTGGCAAAAGATTGGTATACGTTGAACCGCCCAATTGGAAGTAACTGACTTTGCCATCCCACCGTCCCAGCCTCACTGCTGGTAGATATCTTGCATAAGGTACATCATACTTAAACGCATTGACCAGGGCCTTGCGCACATCCAGATCGATACCCTCTAGTTTGATGTTTACTTCATCTCGAATTTGTATGGTGCATCGTTTCATTGTAGCAGTATATACTTATTGCTACAAAAAGTCAAAATTATTTCAACCGTTCAAACGTTAAAGTTTAACCTTGATTGGATATTGATTATTTTTAAGTTGTTGGGCAATAGTCTGGTATTCTGGCACTCGCCCAATTACTATAGCAGAAAAAATATCAGTAGTAGTCCAGGTGGTCATTCCATAATGCTTGCACCAAGGTGCCCGATGTTGATCCCACCAATGTTCAAAGTCAGACACATGAATATGTTTTAACTTGTCAACATCTTCCATTGCAATCTTCAAAGCAGGTTTGAGTTTTAGCCAAGGTTTGATCAATTCACACATGCGAGTGATATCAGTTGACTCATTGTTGTGCCAATAGTAATAGGGATTTTTTCCCAATTCTGCCCACTCTACAAACACATCTCCTGCACTGATTTTGGTAGTTGCAAGATTCAACCAATCATGAACAAATGGTTTTTCCAACATGCCAGCTTTTTCTCTGTAATCAATTTGTAGAATTTTTTGTTTTGGTTCATGAAATTTTTCACACATATGAATGTGTTCATGAAAATCTAGCCACACTGGGTTGCCATTATACTGTCGTTCATAAATTTCATGAATGTAATTGAAATAATTTTGGTCCCGCAACAAGCATTGAGATCTGTCAATGTCGATGTTGATCTTTTTGGCAATAAAAAACAATTGATCAATCAATCCTTCATATCCAATTCTAACCAAATACCAAGGAGAATCCCATTCACGAAAAGGAATAGAAACATGTTGCAGATGTTTGTACGTTTTTTGATAATATTCAGCAAGGGGAGTTGAATGTAGCATCATCTCTACTGAGGTATTGTCTGAAAACACTATTTGCATGCCTTATTTATTCTTCAAAAAGACAGGTACCGTTTTACGGGTACCTGCCACAAAGCCCGGGCCGGAGCCAACCAATGCCCGGGTTAATCTTTTGATTTGACTGTTGTCTTAAACAAGAAGCCGCACAGGACAGTGATACCCCAGGCTTGCAACCACGTGACTTCTTTTAAAGAAGTCACTGCATCAACCAAACACCCATTCCACAGCATGTATACCGGCCAGCTCAGTAAGAAACTCAGTAACAGAACTCCCACAATGGCAATCACAATTGCACCAACAAACACTGCAAATTTTTCCATGTTACGCTCCGTAATACTCTAAACATTTAACTGTAAAGCCGGCCTCACGCTGTTCGTCTGCTTCGTACTCAGTATCCACCGAGTACAGATACAAATCACCATCCCAAATTTCATACATGTTAGGCTCCTGCGGGTTTCATAACAGTGGTCTCTGCCAGGCGCTTCCAGTTTAACACTGACATCTTGCGCAAGTCTGCAATCTTCAGCGCCATACGCAGGCTCATCTCACGCAGACGAGTTTGATTCTCGTCCATGAAGTTGATAATGTCGTCATGCACACACTCGTCAAAGTCGTAGTCTGCAAACAACACACCGTCCTTGGCAATCTGCTTGATGCGCAGGACCTTGTCACGCATGGTGTCCAGTGTCAAGTCCAAGTAGTGGCATCGGCTTTGCAATGCATCTAGGTGGTCACGCAATTTCTGCGAACGCATGGTATCAAACTTCAAGTTGGTAATAAAAATTACCGAACCCTTGAACTCAAAACTGTCTGGAATGCCTTCGGAGCTCAACACACGGCTCTCGCTCAACCAGGAAATCTTACGCTTCTTGCCGGAGTCCAAGGCACCCTTCAGCAAGTTAAGAGCAACGTCATCCAACAGGATTGAGTCACAGTCATCAAACACCAACACACAATTGGAATCTGAGTATTTGTACAGAGTTTTGTACAGGCCAATAGGGCTGGCTGAGCCTTTGACAACTTCTGCCTTAAGGCGTTTGCTGGCCAGTTTGTCAAACAAACAGGCTTTGTCAATCTCTTGCTCCACACCGTAGCTCTTGCCCACGCCAGGAGGGCCACTCACAATCATAGCACGGATGTCGCCGCTCACGCAGGCCTTTGTCATCTCATGCAGGATGTCAAAACGCTCACGGATGCGATCCATGGCTTGCTCATCAGTCTCTGCCACCACAGTGGGCTTGAACTTTACAGTGTTTTCTTGCACGGTTTCTC